CACTACCACGGCACTCTATTATCTTGATAATAATGGTGGGACTAAATTTAAAGTAGGGTCAAAAATTAAACATATAAAAAGTAAAGCCAATAGAATAGTTATATTTCCTAGTCACATCAAACACTCCGTGGTAAGACATTCTAATAATGATCAAGGAAGATTTATAATTAATTTTAATTATTATACCGATGACGATTGTTAAAAAATTTGCAGACCATCTTACAGCTATAGAATACCCTAAAGAAAAAACCTCATGGAACATTGCTGGGATATTAAAAAATCAAAATGCTTTTTATCGCTTTGATGTTAGAGATATGTTTGAATTATCCAGTGGAGAAATGGCACAAAAGGGTAAAACAAATACTAAAGCCGATAAAATGGTATTAGATATACAAAATAAATGGGTTATCTTAGATATAGAAGAGTTGCTTCAATATATTAAAAAACATAAAGTAAAAAAGATCTATGTAAATGATTTGATCCCGGAGCTAGAATGGACTATATTTTTGCCTAAAAACTAGTATAATAGATTCCATGGCATTAAAAGAAGTAAAATTTCAAGCAGGTATTGATAAACAAAGTACACCTTCAGCCGCTGCAGGTAAGTGGGTTGATAGTGATTTTGTTAGATTTAGATATGGTGTGCCTGAAAAAATAGGTGGTTGGGATCAATTAACAACAGCAAATAACACTCTCCCCGGTGTAGCTAGAGCCCAACACACATTTACTAATTTAAATGGTACTAAATTTTCGGCTATTGGAACAAGCTCAGGGTTGTTTATTTTTAGTGGTGAAAGATTTTATGATGTTACCCCATTACAAGGAACTCCAGTTGGAGGTGGAACCTTTACAACCTCAGCTGCTGCTGGATCAACAGTAACTATAAATTCTACAGGACACAGCATTATAGTCGGAGATTACGTAGTTTTTACTTCTGTATCTGTAGCTGGATCTACAACACTTACAGCACCTGATTTTCAAACCTACGCTTTTGAAGTATTAACCGTTCCTAACGCAAACTCATTTACTATAAGTTTAGTGAACCCTGCTGCAGGTGTAACGACAGCGGAAGGTAATTCTGGAATGACGGCTCAAGGATCATTTAACTATCAAAGATACATAAGACCAGGACCCACTTTTCAAACTTTAGGTTTTGGTTGGAGTACTTACCAATGGGGTCAAGAAGCTTGGGGAGATGCTAGATCAACTTCAAACGTAACGTTAGATCCAGCTAACTGGTCTTTAGATCATGCAGGTGATACCTTGATTGCCACACTTAGAAATGGAAATACTTTTCAATGGAATTCTGCTGGAGCTTTAGCAACTAGAGCCACTGTAATTGCAGGGGTAGGCAGTGAAGTTAATATGATTTCAACGTTATCTTTATTCTCAGACAGAGATCGACATTTATTTCAGTTTGGTGCTTTAACCGATATGACTGATGCAACCACGCAAGACCCTATGTTTATTAGATTCACGAATCAAGAAACATTAAACGTATACACACCAACAGCAACAAATACTGCTGGTACATTTAGATTAGATACAGGAAACAGAATTACCGCGGCTGTTCAAGGTAAAGACTATGTTTTAATTTTAACAGATCAAGCTGCTTATGTAGCTCAATTTGTAGGACCACCATTTACATTTAGTATTAGACAAGTAGGAACAAATTGTGGATGTTTAGGACAACACGCTGTTGTGTTTGCTCAAGGTGCTGTTTATTGGATGGGTCAAGCAGGTGGTTTCTTTGCATTTGATGGAACGGTAAAACAAATACCTTGTTTAGTAGAAGACTTTGTATTTACTACAGGTGATGGTAATCCTGGTCTTAATTTTGATGCTAATGAAATTATCTATGCAGGCCATAATAGTTTGTACACAGAAGTAAATTGGTTTTATCCATCAGAAAATTCACTACAAGTTGATAGATGCGTAACTTTTAATTATGCAGAAAATAGCTGGAATACAAGTACATTAGATAGAACCACTTATGTAGACGCAGATGTTTTTGAAAGACCCTATGCTACTGATTATATTCCAAAAGGATCCACAGATTCTAACAGCCCTTCAGATACTCCTTTATTTCCAATATCAGGAGTTACCAATAGAGATGGAGCCACAGTTTTATACGAACATGAAAAAGGTGTGGATCAAGTCAACAGCACAGGCACATCTGCTATTCAAGGATTTATAAGATCTGGAGATTTTGATATTGCGGATGGTGAATTTTTTGCTTCAGTAAGTAGATTCATTCCTGATTATAAAGAGATTGTAGGCAATAACCAAGTTACTTTATTCATATCGGACTATCCATCTGATACTCAAACTAGCTCACCTTTAGGACCCTTTACAGTTACCTCAACCACTGATAAAATAGATACTAGAGCAAGAGGAAGATTAGTGAGTGTAAGATTTGAAAACACGGCAGTAGGAGAGTCTTGGAGATATGGTTCTCTTAGATTAGATACAAGACCTGATGGTAGAAGATAATGGCTAAAATAATTAATTATATTCCAGAACCTACACCGACGTATGACCCATCTAATCAACGTCAAATTTTAGAAGCATTAGATACTTTAAAACAACAACTTAATTTTTCTTTTCAACAAGATTTAAAAGAAGAGCAAGATACATTTAATTATTTCTTATCATGAGTATATTTTATAAAAACCAAGGATACAAACAATCGGGTACAGGTAAGACGACAGTGTTAACATGTCCTGTTGATGGAATAATTATAATTAAAAGTATATATGTTGCAAACAATGATGCATCATCAGCTGTTGCAGTAAACATGAACTTTGTTGATTCCTCTGATTCAAGTACTGAATATGAATTTTTTAGAGATGACGTGGCCGCCAAATCACAAGTAAATGCCTCACCTCAAGGCTTGAATTTAGAAGCAGGTGATGCTATAACTGTGCAAGCAGCTACAGGGAGTAACACAATTCAAGGCCTGATAAGTTATGCTCTAGTAAATAGACAAGACCAGAATGGATGATGTAACAGAAATTAAGTGTATAACTAAATATACTTACCGTAATAAAAAAACAGGAGAAATCTACAAAGAAAAAGTAGAGGGACCTGACATTGTAGTTGACTGTGAAGTTACAGTTGACCCTAAAAATTTAGACTTATTTCAGAAAGTAATGAATAATGACAATAAATCCAACACCTAAAGGTGGAACGGAACTACAGCTAGAATATCTAACTCAACACGTAGATCTTCTACTATTAAGTAAAGTACAAATTACAACCTCTGTTCCAGAAAAAATTCCATTATCAAAAGACAAAATAAATATTCTTTGGCAAAAAAATTCTTGGGATCAACCTAATATTTATCCTTGGTTTAAAGATAAAGATAATCACACTAAATATGATTGGTATGTATTTAATAGTCATTGGAACTTTGAAAATTTTACTAAAAAATTTGGTTTAGATAGGGGCAAGTGTATGATTATTAAGAATGGTATAAGTAAGATAGAATGTGCTCCTGTTTACGAAAAAGATAAACCTATAAAAATTATACATCAAATAACTCCTTGGAGAGGTTTAAATGTATTGCTTGGGGCTATGCAATTAGTAAATCACCCTTTAATTACTTTAGATGTTTATTCATCTACAGAGATATATGGTAAAGCTTTTTATGAACAGAACGATAAGGAATATAAAGGTTTATATGAACAAGCTAAACAATTAAAAAATGTAAACTATATAGGTTATAAACCCAATAGTTATATTAAAGAACATTTAAAAGATTATCATATGTTTGTTTACCCAAGTATCTGGGAAGAAACATCTTGTATTTCCGCCATAGAATCTATGGCAGCAGGGCTTTATACAATTGTGACAAACTTAGGGGCTTTAGCAGAAACATGTTCTGAGTTTGGTATTTACGTACCATACGATAATAATCATAGAAGACTGGCATTTAAATTTGCACAAGCCATTAAACAAGGAGCAGAAGCGATTACTCACAAACCTATTCAAGATCATTTAAAAAGACAGAGTGATTTTTATAACCTGTATTATGGTTGGCCTAAACAAGCTGCAACCTGGACACAATTTTTAACTGGAATAACAAGTGATGCAAGAAAAATCTAATGAACCTATTTGGTTTGATAAGGAACCGGTGCAAACAATAGACTTAACAGAACAATTAAAAGGACATACATTACCACCACCATCTAAATATAGAATTATGGTGGCTACACCTGTGCATAGTGAAGTAGGTATTCATTATGTTAGATCCCTACTTAAATTTCAAATGGCATGTATGACTAAAAATATACTAGTTAGTTTTCATCTTATTAAATCGTCTTTAGTTCAACAAGGTAGAAACATATGCGCTGCTGATTTTGTTTCTGATAAAGAGAACTACACCCATATGTTATTTATAGATTCAGACGTAGATTTTGATACAAAGACAATATTTAAGATGTTAGAAAAAGATAGAGATATTATAGCTGCTCCTTATCCTATGAAATTTATTAATCAAGGATCTGTTTATAGAAGAATGAAAGATGAAGATTTTAAGAATGATAAAGACTTTTTAAAATATGGTTATACATTTCCTATCAAAGTAGCTGATGTTTCAGCTATTGAAGTAACGGATGGAGAAACAGAAGTCACACATGCACCAACTGGCTGTATGCTTATTAAAAGAAGTGTTATTGAAAAAATGATTAAAGCGTATCCAGATCTTGAAATAGTACAAGATACTTATTTAAATGGTGAAAAAGTTAGAAGACCTAATTTTTATAATTTCTTTGATTGTGTGCACGACCCTAAAACAAAACATTTTTACGGGGAGGATTTTGGTTTCTGTAAAAGATGGACTGAAATAGGGGGTAAAATATACCTTTATATTGATGATGAATTAGGCCATACTGGTGAATACAGGTACGCTGGTAGGTTTATGGATGACCTTGTAGCCACAAGTAAAGTCGTTGACGAAGACGAAAAAATCAAATAAAGTGCTAAATTACAGGATTTCTACGCCTGCCTTTACTAACAATTATTTATAAATTATGGCAATAACAAGAACACAAATAGCTAGACAATTACAAAACAGAGGTGGCATCACTAATATGTCAGTAAGACAACACTACGGATTAGGTAGTATTGTAAAGAAAGCTGTTAAAGGTGTAACTAAAGCAGCTAAAGATGTAGTTAGTTCAGATCTAGGTAAAGCTGCATTATTAGCAGGTGGAGCGTATTATTTAGGTGGTGGTTTTGGAAGATTACCTGGAGGGTTTGAATTTAGTAATTTACCAGGAGCTGGATTTTTTAGTGGTGGAGCAGGTGCTTCAACTGTAGCAGATGGTTTTACTGCCGGTGTAGGTCCAAAGAAAAGTTTTCTTTCTGGACTCATAGATAAGTTCCCTGGTGGTGGAACAGGAATAGCAGGAGCTGTAGGTCTTACAGGATTTTTAGCTAGTCAAGGTATGGAAGAAGAACAAATAGAAGCAATTAAACAAGACCCTGAAGCATTAAAAGTTTATTTAAGAAGATATTATACAAATCTAAATCCGCCAACTGCGGACACAGATGCAGACACTTATAACAAAGAAGTAGAAGATTTTGTAACATCACAAACTGCTGAATATAGTACATCGTTCGCTACGGGTGGTAGAGTTGGATTTAATATGGGTGGTCTTAATTTAGACTCAAAAGCAAAAAAACATCTTAAAATGGTTTTCAAACAAAAAGGCGCTAATCCAGATGGATTATCTTTTAACGAATGGGTTCCTTTAAATTTTGAATGGGCTTTCGGACTTAAAGAAGGTGGTAGAGTAAACAGACGTCTAGGATCAC